TGAGAAGCTTGTACCGTATATTGATCACGATACTTACCCATTTCACCACTTAATGCTGTTTGCTCTTTACCTTTAGTTCCTGTGATACCAGCTAATTCAAGCATTTCAGAACTGAATCCATTGATGCCGTGCTCTGTTCTGATTTTATCTAAGCCAACATTTAAAGCATGTTCTTTTAAAGCTAAAGGTACAAGTGGTTCACCTGTAATACTTTTAGGAGTATATTCATGTCCATTAACATTTAAAACATCCTCACTCTTAGCCATGTAATACTGGAGTTTATCTTGAACAGTTTCTCCGTATAAATTCAACTTATGTTGAGCATATCCTACTTGGGCATGAGGTGAAAGTTTTGTAAATCTATCAGCATCTTCGTAATGAGCACCATTCAGAAGCATATTAAACTTCATCTCATGCATTTGAGTATCTTGACTTTTAACAGTTTCAAGATGATTTTGAAGTTTTGCAATTCTAGCTAACTGATCTTTACGATCTGCAATTGCTGCAGCTTCACCTTCTTTATGCTTTTTTTCTACTCGTCTACCATAAGCCCAAGGTATCACACCTTCACCGCTGTTTCCTATACCTTCATACCCTTGTGCAAAAGATTTTGAAGGATCCCTACCGATAAGTAATGACTCTGCTTTTTGGATATTCGTAATTGCTTCTTCTTCTTGCTTCTTTATAAAGTTAATTTTGTCATTTGTATTTTTCTGAACCTGACCCATGTTATACCGTTCACGGGAGATCAGGATATTCATATTATCTCTGTAAGTCATAATCTATGCGGCAAAGGTCGGAGTAATAGCAGAATTTATATTCTGGATTTGTGGTGTATATATTTGACCACCTTGTATTGGTCCAACAGGACTTAAAGTACCCATGGTACCACCAGACCCAAATGTAACTGGTGTGCCTCCTACTTTCGTCATACCTGTAGCTGCAGGTGCAGTCAGTTTACTAAATCCATAAGACGAAACTGCGGAAGCTGCTAACCCTAATACTAGAGAAGCTGTAGATGGTTTTGCCTCTAATTCAGGCGGTATAGGTGTTTGACCTGGTACTGGCGGGAATCGGACTTTTTCAAATATACTATTTATATTAGCTTCTGTTTGATTTCTAGTTCGTTCTTTATTTAATTGTATTAGTTCTTGATTTAATACTAAATTAGCAGTCTCTTCTGCCATTCTAAATCCATGTTCTTTTACACCTTGAGCAGCCAGTCTTCCTGCAGTAACACCTGTTCCTTCTCCAGCATACTCATTCTTATACATTTTTATTAAAGATTCTTGTAAGCGAAAATCAGAATCTGCAAATAATTTATCTAGTTGTTCATCATATTCTTGCCACTGACCAATCATAGCTCCAAATTGAGCTTCTTCGTCATATTGAGCTACAATAGTATCGTTTTTCCAAACGTTATTATTGAGCATAGTTTCGACTAGATAACTATTATTATCTGCATCGAATTGATTTAATCTGGCTCTGTTTCGGTTTTTAACACCTGCAACAGCCTGTTGGTGCTGGGCTACTTGACTTACCGCACTAACGGCAAACATCCCTGCTGATACTGGATCGCACACGGCAAAATTCTATAAAGGTTAATTTGTTAGGACCATATTCTAGTTCTCTTAAGAACTTAAATCCTAGAAACTTTAGAAGTTTTAGATGAGCGGTGTTCCGTTTATCTACAATGTTCCAAAGAAGTTGTTCTTTTCTGCTTTCTATATATCGCTTGGCTTCACGTGCAAACGTTAATGGATACTTATGTATGACTGGTGTGCATAACATCCATATAGCTCCATTATCGTGGACGCCTACCAATCCGGCAGTCTTACCGTTTGGTGCTTTGAAATATACTGTGTCTCCATTGAAAGCAGCCTGTGGAATATGGAGAAGAGGAAAATGACCATGGCCTTCATACACTTCTCTAAAGTCATCAGGTCGAAGATTAGAGGCCACTTCAATAGCAGCCTCCATTGTAATCGGGTGAAGTAAGTTAGACACGTTTGTAGTATTTATTTGAATAATCTCCTTCCCAATTCATAGAGAATAAAGTTGCAGGAGATGGGTGTGTTGATTTAATTTGTACTGTTAAATTCTCATTTCTGTCATAGACTGGTACAGTGTGTATATAAGTATCTGCAATGGTTGCAACACTAGATTTAACACTATCCCATTCTACGGATTCATAAGTCTTTGTAAAATCTGATCTACCTCTACGTTTCAATGTTACATCTATAACTCCTACATCACCAAAATTAAAATTCATACGATGTAAAGTCAAAGATCCACGAGTTGTAGCTCTAGATTTAGCACCTTGTCCAGATCCCTCAGTTCTAGTTACATATATTGTAGGTAGTTCAACTTCATATTCATACTCATAACCAATAACTAAATCAGTATTAACTGCTACTGTTGAAGAGCCAGCTTCTGTGGAGGTTTTCCAATTACCATTTAATGTTACTGTTTCATTAGGGGCTGTACCTGTAATAGCAGAACTTGGGATGTCCTCACTCTTACCAGCTAAGTCACTATCTGTTATACAATATGCTGTCAAATTTTTAGCACTATAATAACCAGATCCTAATGTAAAGGTTGTAGTATCAGCTGATGTATTATAAGTCATATCACCTGATGCAATAGTTTTCTTAGTGTCTAAGTGTACTCTATTGTCATCAGGAGCTGAACCAATCAAGAATGTATTATCATTGATTTTTAAGTCAAATTTTTCTAAAGTATATTTATTCTGTGCACTTGGTTTTAAAACAGCATAGTATATATCATCCATTATAACATGATATATAACTGTGTTAGGCATTTCCCACCTAAACCATGCAGCTTGTTCTCTACGTTGTCCTTGTTCAAAGAATCTATACCCCCATACTTCATTTGTAGCAGTATGTAAAGTACTATCAACTGCAAATAACATTGTATCGTTTTCAGTTGATTCTGCAGTTAAAGTTATATTTGATGGGAATTGCTTTGAAACAACTTTAGATTGTTCGACAATATCGGGTTGTTGTTGATTATTGATATTTGCTATTTCATAGAACCTAGTATTCTTAGCAGTACTGTTCAAGAAACCTACCGTTGTACCCATCGAGAAGGGTGCTGTATCGGAGTTAAATGCATAAGAGGCTAAATAGCTTATCTTAGCAGTTTCAGGCGTCATGAGGGCTTCTGCACCAGAGCTGAGAAGGAACTGTTGACTTGCACTAAATAGTACTAAACCTGTATTAGCTTCAACAGCATCATACAATTTAGTAGGGTATGTAGAACTTGATTGTAAATCAATCGGGTCTACGTTAGATATGGTCATAGCAGTCTTAGCCCAGAAGTTATAGAAATCATTAACTCTGGATAAGATTATATTTTCTGCACTAAGTAAGGCAATCCTGTTTCTAAAGAACACCATCTTCTGAATTGGATGGCCAACAAAAGAAGGTGTAGGATTAGTAATGTCATCACCTGCGTCTCGTTCAGACCATGCTGGATAGTCAAACTTAAAGACACCATTTGTATAGCTACGGGATGACCCACCATTGATAGCATAAGTACCAGCTTCTACAAATGTCAGTTTGACAGGCATTGTATCCTTATCGAACTTAACATTTATTCCAGGTTGAGCGCACTCTTCCCAAACACCTTCGCCAAATCTAGCTGGTGTAAAGTAAACAGTTTCACCTGCAGAAATAGTACCTGATACTGCATCAGTGATAGTAAATGTATCAGTAGATACGTTAGCAATAGTATATAAACCATCACTAGCAGCTCCACTTGTAAAGTCTGCGATGACTTGATCTCCATTTACTAAACCATGACTAGCAGCTGTAATAGTTACAGTAGTCCCAGATCTAGCGTAGGTACCAGTTTGAGATAGTTCAACAGGTACTCCTTCTACTTGAAATCTTAGGTAGTAATCATCTTGCTCATCTCCACTATTTGCTACTCGGACTGTATATCCGTGTCTACAGTTACGTGGTAAATCTGCTATATCATTAACTTCACTGGTAGAAACATTCATTAATGCCTGTTCACTTGTACTGACACCGAATGATGTAGCTCTGTATAAATGTATCCCGTTACCAACTATAGTTGCAGTAATCCCAGTACCACTAATAGCATCTAAAGTAGCTTTTAAGTCTCCTAATATACCAGCTGTTGATACATGTTCTTCATTATTTGAAGATGTAGGTTCAGGTCTAACCATAGCAATATTTGCTCTGGATGTAACAGTAATATGGTTAGTAATTTTTACTGTAGTTTCTAAACCTTTTGTAGATCTAAATGTATGTGTATTACCAGTAGTCCAACCTTCTCCACCAAATTGTAATTTAACAAACGGTTGATAAGAATCTATATAATCAGGTTGATTAGAAGTATCTGTATCAGTAGGGTTAGGTATAGCTGTACAACGAGTGTCTACTTCATATCTTAAATTAGCTTTACCTGATGCACTTTGGTTAGGAGGTGAACTAGCATGAATTGCTGTTCCTGTGTTTGTAAAGGCGTTTGTACCTGAACCTGCTGGAGGGCAAGTCTCTCTACCCATACCTTCACATTTACCATTGTCACTATAACTTCCTATATTACTTGTACTAACATCTTCATCTATACCAATAGATGTAGCTCTAGGATAAGTATATGTAGTATTAACTGCAGGATCATAAATATCTAATGCATATTGTTTGCCATAAGATATTTGATCTAATTCAATGAATGCTTCATTTATTGCAGGAGGTGATTTATCACTAGCTCCTGTTAACATTGCTACATTCTTACGCCTGTTACAAAAGAACGTAGTTTCATTAATTGTTAATGGTTGTATATCAGAAGATTTCTCATCTGATAAAGCTGAATTATTTAGATAATCAACTTTATTTGTTCCTGTAATAGAAGCATAATCGACGGGTATCGAAGCACCGTCACTGCATCTCCATATATTAACAACACCACCATTTGTAACCTGTCCAATATACTGTACATCATTGTCTGTATATATAGGGAACCACTTAGCATGAGACCCAATATCCACAGCATATGTTTTTGAATCACCATAAGGATTAGATGTAGTTGTAATATCTTTTACTAAATGACTGCCAGGTCGTTTTAAACAGCCCTGTACTATGTCAGGTATAGCATTTTTTAAATCAGTAACTTGTCCAGGTGCTTTCAATTCATCTGGCTGTTCAGATATACCTTGGACATAGTTACTAACTTTCTGTGTGATACTAGCCATTAGCGTCTCAGTGCTCTATAAGGTTTATAAGATTGGTAAGCTGAATCATCTGGCCAACCCATGAAGTTATGGTCACCTTGATTGCATTCATATTCAATACAAGCTGCTCTAGCTTGCACTTCAAATGTTGCTAACATTTTCTGTAGTTGAGGGTTTGCAACTAACTGTACAGCTGCAGCTCCAGACGCTCTATATACTATATATCTTTGAAATGCTGTAGGTATATCTTCAAACTTTAATAACCTTACAACATTAACATGGAAGTAATCATCATCTGGAAATTCAAATGTATGATTTACTCTATCATATATTTTCCATACACCATCTGAATCCTTTCGTCTAACAAAATCACGGGTTCTATCCCATTCATCATCTCTATCTATTTGGATTACATCAGCATCAATATGGAATTTGTTACCTACTTTATTTGTATATTTTACATGGTTCTCTTTATTAAACATCCAGCCTTCGGTTTGCACGTCTTGGTTTGCTGATTTTAAAAGATTATAAACATATGAGATTTCAGGGTTATTATAATCTATTGCAGATACTGGAGCTTGACCAATACTACCCAGTATCGCATTGACTGCGGATAGTTCGGTATCGATGTCAACTGTTGAGGGAGTAGAAGTCATAGTTAAGAATTATAAATAAAAAAAAGGGGAACCGAAGTCCCCCCTATTGGTTATGTGTATTGTCCTGCGACAACTGCACATGTGTCTACTACACCTGAGCTACCAACGGTAGCATATGCGAGACGTAAGTTTTTAGTTGTGGAGGCTACAGCTGATGCTGAACCTGATCCACTTGTATCAGAAGGAGAGATACGTGTTTCAGTTCCTGCACCGCAAGAACCATATTCTCCAACTGCTGAAGGGGCTGCCATAATATTTAGTTAGTTAAGAAACTGTACCTATGTTAGCAGGACTCAAATGCTTCCTACCATACTCCAAAGGAGTGGCAGGATTCTTAGTGATTGAGTTGTCAACTTGACCAATACCACTAAGGCTAGCACCGTTCCCTTTAACTCTAGTTATAGTTGTAGATGTTCCAGGGTTAAGTGACATGATTATGAGCGAGCTGAGGTTAGTTCAATTGCACC